AAAAAGTTTGGTACGAAGCCTTTGAAGGTTTAGATACCATTACAGAAAATTATATTCGTAATATGAGGGCGAATGGAGAAAAGATAAATAAAAATCCTCGTATAATAATGTCAACAATACACGGAGCGAAAGGAGGAGAAGCCGATAAAGTCTTACTTATGCAGGACCTAACTAACGCAGCGTTGGAAACGTTTAGTCACGACCCGGATGAATTACATAGATTATTTTATACCGGAGCGACGCGCGCGAAGCGTGAATTGCACGTATTAGATCCAAAAGATTTTGATCGAGCTTATATATTATGAGTAAAGTTTGGAATAAACAAATCGGTGGAAAACATTATCAGAAATTTTCCATTCAGCCAAGTAAATTTGTTGTAGAGAATAAGTTGCTTTTTCCAGAGGGGTGCGCTATAAAATATATATGTCGTCATCCATATAAAAATGGAAAAGAGGATTTATTAAAGGCAATCCATTTTATAGAGATGATAATTGAAAGGGATTATAAGTGAGAACGATTCAAACGCCTTTATTCACTCCAGAAACTGAGTGGGTAATGCCAGAGGAAATAAAAAATTTAAAAGGTGCAAAAGAAATTGCAGTTGATTTAGAAACCTATGACCCAGACCTAAAAGAATTAGGCTCTGGAAATGTCATTGGTAGAGGACATATTGCAGGAGTAGCCGTAGCAGTTGAAGGATGGTCTGGTTATTATCCTATTCAACACGAACAAGGTGGTAATATGGATAAAGCTTTAATTCTTAAATGGTTAAAGAATTTATTTAGTCAAGAAGATACTACCTTTATTTTTCATAATGCAATGTATGACGTATGTTGGTTAAGGTCCTATGGCCTTGATATTAAAGGGAAAATTGCAGATACGATGATTGCAGCATCTTTAATTGATGAAAATAGATTATCTTACAGATTAGATACACTTGCTAAACATTATGTTGGTTTAGGTAAGGATGAAAAAATTTTAATAGAAGCTGCTAAAGATTATGGTCTTGACGCAAAAAAAGATATGTGGAGATTACCTGCTATGTATGTGGGACAATATGCAGAGCGAGATGCAGAAGCTACTTTAAAACTTTGGCAAAGACTTCATAGAGAATTACACGACCAAGAATTAATGGATATCTTTAAATTAGAAACAAAATTATTTCCTTGTTTAGTAGATATGAGATTTAAAGGAGTAAGAGTAGATTTAGAAAGAGCAGATAATATTAAAAAAGATTTAATTCAAAGAGAGAATAAAATTTTAAAAAAGATGAAAGACCTTACTGGTATAAACATAGAAATTATGGCAGCAAGATCTATTGCGACAGCTTTTGATAAATTAAAACTTCCTTATGATAGAACAGAAAAAACAGGAGCTCCTTCTTTTACTAAAAACTTTTTACAGAATCATCCACACGAATTAGGAAGAGCTATTGCAGAAGCAAGAGAATTAAATAAAGCTCATAGTACTTTTATAGATTCAATTACAAAACATTCACATAAAGGAAGAATACACGCAGATATAAATCAAATTAGATCGGATCAAGGTGGTACAGTTACTGGAAGATTCTCAATGAGTAATCCAAATCTACAACAGATTCCAGCAAGACATCCAGAACTAGGACCAATGATTAGATCTATATTTATTCCCGAAGAAAAATGTAAATGGGGGTCATTTGACTACTCACAACAAGAACCTAGAATTTTAGTACATTACGCAAAACTGCAGAATTTGCCTGGAGTACACGAAATTGCAGACGCATACAAGGCCGGAGACGCTGATTTCCATCAAGTCGTGGCCGATATGGCAGGCATAAAAAGGAAGCAAGCTAAGACGATTAATTTAGGCCTTATGTATGGAATGGGTAAAAATAAATTGATGGCTGAACTAGGATTAATGAAAGAGTCAGCTGAAAAATTAATTAAACAATATCACGCAAGAGCACCTTTCGTAAAACAACTAATGGATAATGTATCACGTAAAGCAAATGACAGAGGAAAAATTAGAACACTTTTAGGTAGAGCGTGTCATTTTGAGTTATGGCAACCTGTACAATTTGGAGTCTTTAAACCTTTACCTTTAGAACTTGCAAGAAAAGAATATGATGAACCATTAAAGAGAGCATTTACTTACAAAGCATTAAATAAATTAATACAAGGAAGTGCAGCAGATATGACAAAAAAATCTATGATTGCGCTTTATGAGAATAATATATTACCTCACATCCAGATACACGATGAAGTAGATATCTCTGTAGAATCTCCAGAAAAAGCAGAGCAAATCATCAAAATTATGGAAGAAGCTGTACAATTACAGGTTCCAAATAAGGTTGACTACGAATCTGGACCTAATTGGGGCTCTATCAAATAGTATTGAAATTACGTTTTAACTGCTATATACTTCGGTCTTAATAACGCTTTTCAAGCGCGACTTTAATAGTCCATAACAATCAAAAAAGAGGATAAAATGATGAATATTTGGAATAAGGTAAAAGAACTATCTCTTAGAATAAAAGAATTTGTTCTAAAAATTAAGGATGGGATTGTAAATATATATAAAAAATTTTTACCTAAGTAATTATGAACAAAACTTGTAAAAAATGCGGGCATCTATGTCATTGTGTAGAAGCTGATCACGACGGCTGTAAATGCGCAGAATGTAGATGTAGTCCTGCAGAACCCGAAGGTGTAGTAGTAGATGACACCAACGACTGTGAGTGGTGTCAATGATAAATAAAATGGGGGATATAGAATATGGATTTCTATATGTTAAAAGCATTGAGACGCAGACAAAGAGTACGACAAATACTCGAAAAACGGGACCGATTGGAACTTAAGTGGATGCGTAATTTAATTGTAATTTTAAGTTTAATAGCAGTCATTACATTTTTAAGTGCCTGTTCGATAGGACCTAAATGTACTTATACGCAAGAAGGAACAAAAATTAAATCTTGGTTCTGGTTTTATAAAGATAAGCCAGCAGACCTAGATAAAATGAATTGTAATTAAGATGTCTAAACCTTTAAAAATATCTGAAGAAGCATCAGTACAGATGCCGATGAAGACGGTTGCCAGTTTGATCTGTATGGTCGCGATCGGAACCTGGGCATATTTTGGTATCAACGAGAAGCTCAACCAGCATAGCACCCAGTTAGAGTTAATGATGAAAGATTTAACAGAAAATACAGAATTTAGGATAAAATACCCACGGGGACAATTAGGAAAATCTTCTGGTGAGGCAGAGCTTTATATGTTGGTGGAGGATTTATACAAGTCCGTGGATCGTTTAAATAAAGCGATTGAGGATGGAATGCACAATAAAGTAAATATTGAATTTTTACAAAAGCAAGTAGAAAAAGCTACCCTTGATATTGAAAAATTAAAAGATAGACAAAGAGAATTTGCTAACGTAAATGGAGCACATTAATGAATAGAATTACTAAACAAGTTATTAAATATATGTCTGATCTTAATAAGGATTATAAAAAAATGAAGTTCCTTAAACATATGAAAAAAGAAGTAGATATTGGTGCAACGGGTACCCATAAATATAGAATTAAAGAAGGACCTAATAAAGGAATAGTAGTATAATGCTTGAAGCTGTAGTCGGACTTTTAATGTTTATTAACGGAGAAATTAAGGAAGCACGTATTCAAACCAATATGGCCCTTTGTTTACGCCATAAGCGTGAAGCTGAGAGACAGTATAGTGCCTCTGTTACCTATAAATGTTGGAAGGGTAAAGCAGAGTTAGAGGAAAATATTGATGGTAGTAAAAGTATCAAGAAAATTGTCCTTGAATAAAAATCCTGTAGCTAAAGAACTCAGAACCCCTAAATACAAACCTAAAGTTATACAAAATAAAAAATTGTATGATAGGAAGAAAGTATATATACCCTTGATATGAGTAAAAAAATGATATTCCAAACAGAGATTGTGACTGGAAAGTGTCCAGAATGTGTTTGCAATACGATCCTTATAGGATTCGCAAATAGTTTTTATCGTTGTACCAACTGTGGTAGTGATTTAGAGCAAAAAGTAAACGGCCATATTAAGTATATGCCAATTAAAGATAGAAATACTCGGATGAAATTACGAGTAGATGATTGGGACGACGATGGCCAAAAAGTCTAAATTCGGAATCAACACATACGTCAAACATAGTAAGCCTAAACTTGGAAGACACAAGAAACGTATGAATAAAAGAGAAAAATTAAATTATAAAAAATATAGAGGACAAGGTAGATAATGAAATTTGTTTTATATATGGTTATGTGTAGTGCTTTATATGGTGAATGTCTTCAGCCCCATCGTATGACTACTCAGTATAATACACATTATGATTGTATGATGGCTGGATATGAAGAAGCTATAAAAAAACAAAAAGAAATAGGAAGAAAAGACAGTAATGAATACCAAACTTTAATTAAATTTTATTGTTCTTATGAAAAAACAGAACAACCTAAAATTGAATTAGGGACTTAGTGTGACATTTATGCAACACTAAATGTCTGCCGTGAGTATGATACCCACGGCAAACAAAGGTGTGAGAAGAGATCTAAATCATACATTAAAAATATTTATCTTGCAAGACTTGATTTATTGTTGTAGATTCCCATATTCAATGACATTACAAAAAAGAAAGGAAACTAAAAATGGCAGATCCAGCAAAGTTTAAATCACTATCAGTAAATATTGGTGATTGGCAAGAACTTGGAGTGATAGCGAATAAGACAAATAGAACGCGCTCTAAAATGATTGCAAGACTAATTCGATTTTATAAAGAGAATAAAGGAGAGAAGAAAAATGGTAAACCAAATGGCAAGTCAAGCTAGTTGTGTTGAGTGTGGTGGAAACGGGTTCGTAAGAGTACCTTACGCTCAAACGAAAGAAGAAATCCACGCAATGTGCCCAACCTGTGCACATACGGGGACAGTGGATCCAGAGACAAAGGAACACTATAAAAATATTATTCGTGAGAAAGAGGAAAGAATAGCAGATTTACTCAACGATAATAAAAAATTAAGCCAAGAAGTAAATGATAA